AGTTATACCTAGTTCATCATTGATCGTATGAATCCCCCAAAAAAGTGAAGTGCCGGCAGAATTGCCTAAAAATCCCCGATAACCCCCTCCAGTGTTTGCCGAGTTGAATTTTGTGCGAAGGGTAAAGTTGTTTAGTTTGGGTCCGGGAACGCTAGCAATTGCCGCCGTTCCCGTCCCATCAAAATTCAACCCCTGCGCCGGGCGGCGGGTGTTGCTGACCGTGTTGAGCTGGGTCTGCACGTCGCCAGCGGGGAGGGTGACGGCGGTGAGCGAGGGCGAACTACCCGCCAATCCGGCCGGCGTCACAAACTTGGTATTGCTGGTGCCGGCCGTCGTCTCCGCCTGCGTGGCCGCCACGGCGCTGATAGGGAAAATGATCGAACTCATTGGAAAGTGAAAGTTAAAGTGAAAGGGAAAGTGGTTCTCACTTTGTTCCCGTGTACCGCACACCCTCGCCGCCCACGGTCACATCGATGAAGATGCCCGAAATATCGATCAGCTTGCCCAGCGGCGCCGTTATCACGACGGGCGTCAGGCCGTTCTGGCTGTCGTTGGTGGCCGAGTTGCCCCAGTAGGCTTGCCCCGTATTGGTGCGCAGCGGCCAGATGAACACCTCGGCAAACGTCCCCGTGCCGAGTGCTTCCGCCGTACCCGCAGATGTTACCGTTTTCGTGGCTTCCGTGATCGTGGCGGCCGTCGTCGTTGTCAGCGCGCCGAACTGCACCGGCAGCGGATTTGCTACGCCCGTCGGCACCGGATGGTCCGAGGCGTCGCGATGGGCAATGGCTTGAGTGGTTTGTTGGCTCATAGGAGTGTCAGGTTAATCTGCCGTCGAGAAGCGCACGCCATCGCCGGCCGTCATCACATCGAGAAATATCTGCGCCAGGTTGAGTTTTTTGCCCGGCGGCGCCGTCAAGCGCACTGGCGTCCAACCGTGCTGCGTGTCGTTGGTGGCCGATCCGCCCCAGTACACCCGGTCGTTATTGGTCCGCAACGGGTAGATCGCTACCTCGCTCACCAATCCGCTGCCCAACGCCTCCGGCGTGCCGGGCGAAGCCACGGTCTTTACCGTGTCCACCATTGTAGCCGCTCCCGCGCTCGTCTGCGCATGGAACGCCAACGGCACCGGATTTGCCGCGCCGCTCTGCACGATCGAATCGTCCGTCCCCCGATGGGCTTTACATTGGAGTGGTTGCGCGCTCATGCCGATTGCCTCCATCGCAGTGTCTGGCCCTGCATCGCTCCCTGCTGGATCTGCGCCAAAAACAACGCATCGTCTGCCGCCGCATCCTCAAGCGCCGCTTCCTTGCGCTGCGCGCCGGCGCGCAGCCAATCGGCCAAGGCACGCCGCGCGACGCACGTTTGCAGCCACGCGGGAAACTCCAGCCGCGTCCATGAGGCCGGCGTCGTCTGCGGGCTTTGCCCGGCCGTCGTGTTCACGGCACAGCTCCAGTAATCGCCCTCCAGGTCGGACGTCGTGCCCGCAAAATACACCGTGTCGACGCCCGCCCCGTAGGTCGCGGCCGGGTCGAAAACCGCGCCCTTGAACACCGGACACTTGAGCCGAAATCTCACCCAAATCTGTTGCGGCACGATCTCGGTTACGACGCCTCGCTGCCAACGGCGCCCGCGCGGCGACGTCTGCACATGCGCGCCCGTGGCATCTAGCTCGAAGTCCACGCTCCGCGGATTCGGCCACACGTGCGGATCGTCGAGGTACATCCCGAGAAAATCGCCGATCACCGTCTGCCCGGTCTGCGTGCGGGAAACGTACGGGTCGAACACCGTTAAAATCCCAAACTGAGTCGTGTCGATCGTGGAACCACTCGTGTGCGCCGAGAAGCACTGGTAATCCCGACCGTCCGCCGGATTCCGCGCGATCGTGCCCACGCTATACGCCACATTCGGAAGCCAATCCGGACCCGAGTAAGGCCCAGCGCACACCGCCCAATATGTCCCATTGGTCGTATACGTCCCATTCCCCAGCGTTGCCGGAGCGTTCCCCGTCGTCGCCCGGAGCGCCTGGTAATACTGCTGTGTCGGCGGGAAAAACACCTCGCTCGCGCTGCTTGCCGTCGGCGCCGCGTACGCCGTGCCCGCGGCGTAAGGCAGCCGGTATAGCCGCAACTCCGCCGGGCAGACCTCGGGCCACCACCAGGCGGGCCAAGCCCAATCCCGCAACCGGGCATTGATGAACCCATCGACTTGTGCGACCTGTCCCGCGCTCAAATCAGTAATCAACTGGCCGGCCCAAGAGACCACCAGATCCCGCACCGATTTGAAACTGGATCGCGTCATCGGAAGAAAGGTTTAAGTTGAAAGTTTAAGTTTAAGTCAGAGCGCCCAGCGCCCCCGCTTCCCCTTTACTCCGCGGTTCGTCTTTGGCGTTTGATTATTGGAGTTTGGAGTTTCCCACGCATTCGTGATCGTTGTCTTTTCGCTGCGTGGGCGCATCGCGATCTCGGGATGGCGTTTCGTCATGTATCCCAGCTCATGCGTCCAAAACTCCGGCCCCTCGCGCCCCTCCCAGTAATTGAAAACCGTCTCATCGATCTGCGCTACCAAGCGCATTCCGTGTTTTCCGATGGCCGATTCCGTACCGCACGTCCGGGCGATCAACTCCTGTCGTTCGCCGGCCGCCAGCACGTCCTCGAGGTTCCGCTGCTCGCGCAACAGTGCCAGCTCGCGCGCGACGTCCTCGGTTATGTCTCCGAAGTCCGGATGCACAATCCGCATGTCGGGCATTACCTGGATGGGCATGGCTGAAAAGAGTTCCGAGTTCCGGGTTCCGAGTTCCGAGTTTTTCAACCCGAAACACGAAACCCGGAACCCGAAACTACGTTTTGGTCAGAGCTTCGTGAAGTCGACCACGCGGAAGTACAGATGCAGCTCACCCGCGCCGACCAGATCGGTCAGGTTGGCCGAGATGCTTGTGAACACCACGTTGACCGTATCGGTCGCGGCCCACACCTTGCGGGTGGACTTGATGAGCGCGTTAAACGCGGTCACGAGGGCGGTGATTGCCGTACTCTCCTGCGTGCCGTACGTGCCGTCGACGCTGCTGCCGTCCTGGTCCGCGATCTCCGGCGGGAGATAGGTGATCGGCGTTCCCGTCGAACGCACATCGGTTGCCGCCAGGAAACCGTCCGATTTGTTGGTGCCAGCGCCGAGCGTGTACCCAATCGCCACGGTCAGCGACGAGATACTTGCCGGCACGAATGCGGACTTGAGGTAGCCGCTTACAAACTGGCACATCTTGCCCGCCGGCAACGCGCCGAACGGGGTGAGCGTGCCGCTTGTCGAGGCCGCTGCCGCGGCACTCAAAGCACCGTAGCCGGTGCCCGTGCCGTTGAGATCTTCCGCCAGGATGATGACCCGATGGGTTGCGCCCATCCGCGCCATCTCCTCGATTCCGAGTTCTTGAACTTTCATGGTATTTTACCTTTTTCTTTTGATTGTTGTTCGTAGCAAGTAGCTTGTTACTTGAAACTTGTTACTTGTTACTTCCGAGCGATCAGCTCGCCCCGGCGAATTTGCCGAACGGCAGCGGATTGAGGACGGCCAGCGCGCCCGTACCCGTGACGAGGAACTTTTGATTCCGGCCCGTGCGGGCCAGTGGCAGCATGTACGGAGTCTCCGACATGCGCAGTTCGAGATGCCGCATCGGACAGGCGTACGCCAGCAACTTGCTGAGCGCCGAGGTCGGATCGCCGGCGGTATTGATCCAGCGATCGAGCCGGATCTTGAACGTGCCGAAATCGGTCAGCAGCACGTCCACCTTGCCGAGGATCACATCGTCGCCCGCGTCCTGGTTGAAACGCCGAACGCTCGTGAGCGCCGCGTCCGTCTTCTGGTAGAACGTGATGCGACCGAGATTCTTTTTGAACCCCGAGCCACACCACACGTCGATGTCCATCTCGGAATCGCCGTGTTGCGTGTACATGCTCTCCGCCACGGCGGTGATCGTCGCGTCCGTGGTATTGGCCATCGTCGTGGCATCGATGCTCGCCGCCGGCGGCCGGTACATGGCCGGAACCGGGTAGTGGTTCTGTGCGGCCAACTGAATCCACTTGCCCAGGCCGCGGGTCTTGTTTGGCACGATGGCGCTCGTTTCCGCCTGGCTCTCGTTGTCGCCGAGCATGGTCACTTCCATGTCGGTTTTCAACTCAACCAGCTTCTTGGCCACCGCCTTGGCGATGACATTGCGGGGCGTTACCCCCGCGAGATTCATGAACGTCAACGCATGGCCGCCCACGCGGGCCGCCCGCTCCCACGTCTGCACGCGGGCGTACAGCAACCCGTCGTCCTGGCGCGGGTTCTCGTACACGACCGGATCGGCTTCGTCGCCCGCTCCCTCCGTTTGCGGCGAGGCGAATTTCTCGACGGGATACTCGAGCTGGGCATTGATGGGGGCCGAGCCTTTCGGCACGGCAGACGTGAACGGTAACATGCGTTTTTCAGCATTTACGAACTCGTCCGCGAGGTCTTGAACTTTGCCGGTCGAATCGCGTTCGACCAGAACACCGGCGGTAGGCATGATGGTATTTTATTTAACCGAATTTTGCGGCGATGGCGGCGGCGACTGCGTTGACATTCCCATCCCCCTTGCTGAGCGCCTTCGACGCGGCTCGCTGCTGGGCCTCGCGCGGCACTACCCGACCCGGTACGGTCCCCGGCCGGCTCGGCGCTGCCGGCGGCACCTTGCGGACGGCTGGGGTGGATTTACCGTCCACCGTCTTCCGTCCACCGTCCACCGTCGTCCGTTCGGCCTTGAGCCGATCCACGAGCTTGCCATCGACGGCAATACCGGCCTCGCGCAACGTCTGCCCGATTAAGGCATCGGCTGCGATCGTCCGGTAATTCGGCCCCAGCCGGCGCAAGCCCGGCGTGGCCTCGATGATGGCTTGCACCTGCGCTCCGGCGCCGGTTCTTGTGTCCTTTAACCAAGGATACGCGCTCACGGCCTGGGCGTCGGCCTGCTCTCTCGCGCGCAGGAATTGCTCGCGGGCGGGCAGGGCCTGGTACAACAGCTCCGAAGTCCGCGCCAGCAGTGCGCGCACCTGTTCGGGCTCGTAGTTCACGGGCGTGCCGTTGATCTCGGCCGGCGGCATCTCGCCGCCCTCCGGATGGGCCAGTGCCCATTGTTGCACGCGCGTGAGCTGCTGGCGTTCCGTGGCCAGGGTCTCGATCGAATCCACGTGCTCGAGCGCACCCGGATCGAACTTCCCCTTGGCGGCGGCGTCGTAGCTGGCCAGCCGTTCGCGGGCCTGCGCCAGCGAACTCTCCAACTCGTGCCGATGGGCCGTCAGCTCGTCGAACCGCTTTTGCAAAGCGGTTTTCTCGGCGGGCGTTTCGGCGGTCTCTGCTTCCGCGGGTTCTTCCGCGGCGGGTTTGGTCTTGTCTTCGCTGGCGGTGGTAGCGGGCGCGTCATCGCCTATCGGCGCGCTCTCTGCCTCCGCCTCGGCGGGCTCGGCTTCGGCTTCTGGCGTGGCGGCTTCGGTCGACTCAGGAGTTTCCTCCGAGCCTTCCGCTGTCCGATCTTCGCTTTCCGCTTTGGCTTCGCCCGGCTTGTTTGAACCATCGGAGAGCCGGTTCAGTGCACCCATCACGTCGAAAGGTGCGTCATCCTCCGCAATCGCGCCGGGTTTTTGTTCCACTACCGGCGGCGAGCCGGCGGGCGCCGCGGCGGGCGTCGAAGTGGCCGCGGACTTTGATTGGTTGGTCGCATTCATGCTTTTGGCAAGAACCCCCCAACGCGGCCCTTCCGTGCTCCCAGTCAACTCTCCAGCCCGAACCGTACCCGAAGTGTACTCAACATTACCAAACGGTAGCGCCGTTTGGCGTTACCGTTTGGTATCCGGCGCGGTTTTGGCGAAGCCGGATTATTTCTTATGTTTGTTGGCTTTCGCTTGCTCGAACCGCCGGGAAAGTTCCTCGGCAAAGCTGGTCAGCTCCTGCATCCGGCCTCCCGCGTGGCGCACGACTGCATCACTGGCGACCTCATCCGCCGAGGCGGCCACGGCCTCGGCGAGCCGCCGATGCAGCAAATGCCGGATCACTCCCAGCAAATCGTCGCGCCCATCGTATCGCGCCAACACCTCCGCGATTTCCTCCTCGGTAAAGAGCCGTTCGGGCGCTGGGTAGTACATCGCTCTGGTTTCAGTTTTCATACATTCGTCCCATTTGTCCCATCGGTCCCATTCTCAAGCCGCCACCGGAGCCCCCGGTTGCTGCACTGCCCCCGGCGCCGTCATGCCCGCCTGGTATAACCCCGGCGCCGATTGCGTCGGCTGCGTCCCCAGTCTTCCGACCAGCTTGTTTTCCTCCTGCACATTTTGCTGCATGAGGTACTTTTGATAATTCTCCACGAGCTTGCGGAAAGTCTCATCGCCCTGCCAGAGCTGCGCCAGCTTCGGCGATTGCCCGATGGTCTGCATGACGGTCTGCATCCGGAATTGCGGATTGGTCGTGCCGCCCGGATTCATCACCGGCTCGATGCCCAGCGCCATGCCCGTGACATTTTGCCGCTCCTCGTCGATCATCTTCTGCGTCACCGCGCCCGGCGCCTGCACCGTGCGCCGCGCCAGAATCGGGTCGATCGCGTTCGCCGCCCACTCCGCAAACGGCCCCCGGTCCAACACTCCGCCCGTGTCGTACGAGAGCACCTTGCCGAACGCATCCATTTTCTTCATGGCAAAATCCATGTTCAGATCGCGCACGTCGATCTCGATGCTCACGCCCCATTCGCCGCGCACGTCCTCGGTTGTCAAATGCAACGGCATGTCGGCCTGTCCCGTCACCTTGTCCAGTTCGGCCTCGGAGTAGTACGTCTGCGCCAGGTTGAGCACCTTCACGAACACCGTTCGCCACAGCGCGATGAAATTATCCGCCTCGTCCTGTTGTACGAAACCTACGCGATTGGGTTCGGCGTCGGTGCCCATCAAGCCGCAATAGTCCCGCGCCTCGTTCTTCGTCACGGCCTCCATCTCCACGCTGTTTTGCATGAAGTTGGGCAAACTCACCAAATCAAAATCGTCCATCTTCTGCACCGGGATCTGCGCATTCGGGCCCAGCACCAGGTTGTAGGCGCCCGCGCGGATCTTGGTTTTCATCGGCGGACTCGCCAGCATCTGCACGTAGGCGCCCCGCGCGTCGCGCTGCACCTTCACCTCGGTCTGGTGCGTGGCGATCGCCACGCCCAGGCCGCGGCTGTCGGTCGTCTGCCGGCCCAGGCGTTCCCGCGTGCGCAGGACAAACGGGTATTCGCCATCCGGATACTCGGCCACGGTCCGTTTCAGGTAAACCTCTTTGCTGACGCAGCTCCAGACCGTGCACACGATGCCCGGTACGCCCAGCTCGTCGGCCTCGCGCCGGTAGCTCCACCAAATTTCAAACAAGTTGTCGCGCTCGTTCACCGCCCGGCCGGGCCCCGCCAGCGTCACGCTCTGCGCGGCCCACTGCCGCCAGCGCAGCGGGTAGGAAAGCAGACTCAGGCCCTTGCCCTTCTCGATGATCTCGTCGACCAGCTCCGCGTCCCAGCCCAGCGTATGCACGCGCTCGCGCAGCTCGACCTCTGTCACCCACTCGCGCCGATCCACGCTGCGCGACCGCTGGATATTGATTGTGCCGATGGGGAAAAACACATCGTCGAACAACTTCAGGGCGCACACCCCTGGCCGGTTGTTCCGGATGGCCGGCACGGGCAGCTCGGCGCCGCCGTCCTTCTTCAGATCCCGCGCCGCGGCCCGTAGTGCCTTCTTGGTCGCGCCGGGAAACATTGCGCCCAACCACTGCAAAAACTCCTCGGCTCGCGCCGGGTTGGTGGCGAGGTCCATGAACTCGGCCAGCATGGCCGGCTCCAACCGTTCATCGTCGGGCGGCACGTCGTCGGGATTCTGCGCGCCGGTGGTCCACATGGCCGCCAGATCCTCGAACAGCAACGTGCGCCGCTCGAGTGAAATGTCCTGCCGCCAAGTCACCTCGACGACGCACACCCCCGGATCGTCGCCGTAGAGATATTGCGCGCTCAGCTCGACCTCATCATCCAGTTCCTCGCGCATGGCCCGATCGCGCAGCCATCCCAGCAACGACGACACATTGGCCGCCCGCGGCGCGTCCGACGGATTTTCCGGCTTGGCCTGCACCATGCCGCGGAAAAACGCCTTTTTGCTCAGCCGCACCTTTTCGTTGATGGCATCATCCACGAGAGGAATCCGATTATCCGGCGCGCCCTCGAACGGCAACGCCTCGCCATCCAAAGCGTCCGAGTGTTTTCTTCCGTCGTGCGATTGACCGTCCCACTCATTGAACCGAGTTTGGCGCATCCACTCCTGGCGTCGCCACACCTCGACGCCATTAGCGGCCACCTGTTCCAAATCGTCGCGCAGCTCCTTCAGAATGTCTTCGGATTCGTCACTCATGATGTCTTCGTGTTGGTCCGCTAAAAATGGCAGTCAAGCCCGAGGATTCACTTTCTCACGCATCCCGCATCACGCCTCACACCCCCACGTCTTTTCCGTAGACCGCCTCCATCACCTCGGCCCGAATATACCGGGCCCGTTTGATTCCGCCTGGGTACACACGCCGCAGTGCGCCGCTGGCCTCGAGCAATGCGAGCTGTTTGCGCCCACCCACGGCGAAAATCACATCCGCCCGCGCCAGATAGCGCCTGACCGGCAGCGTCGCCGTTTTTGCACAGTATTCTGATAGTTTTATTTCTTTGTTCATCTTCGCGTCCTTCGCGGTTTATCGCGAAACCGCCAGATCGATGATGGCCGTTTCGGTTTCTGCCAATTCGCGCAGCATCTTTTCGATCTTTTCTCCAACCCGTGCGACTGTTGCGGAGTCGCCCTTTATCGTAAAATCGAAAATCGATTATTCGCCACCGGGTAGTTCGATCGTTACAGTTATCATTTTGTTTTTCATATTTGCGTCCCTTCGCGTCCTTCGCGGTTAAATGTGTATCCGTTTTAGTAGTACGTCTGTCCGCGGCTCCGGAACATCTCCGCCTCCACGTACCCATAGCCGCTTTTGAGCAGATACCGGTCCGGATCGATTACGTCCTTGAGCGCATCCTTCTGCGTCCCCAGGCCCGTAAATTCCTCGTAAGCCATTTTGCTTTGCAGGCAGTCGAAATCCGTTCCGTTCTTGGTACTTGAAAACTTGTTACTTGTTACTTTTTCATCCACCACGATATACCACTTCGGGCAATTCGTGGCATCGATCGGCTTGCCCTCGTCGAAGTCCATCGCGCTGGCCAGCATCTCCACGCCCTCCTCGACGGTCCCGCGGACGCCCTCCTCCCATTCCATCGCCGGCACCAGGACGTTGCCCTCGCGATCCAGCACCGGTTCTGCCATCAAATCCACGATGCTCGTGTTTTCCTGTCCCGGCACGCTCGCCCCGCCAAACGTGGGATCGATTAGCCGCCGCTCGATCCGTTCGGCTCGGCTGCCGTCCCACTGCTTCTTGCCTGCGTCCCAGCGCCAACCCTCCGCCTCGAGGATCATCCGTCGATAATCTGCGATGCCCCGGCCGGCTTCCATCCGCTGCGCCGGACCGGGGCGCCAGTCATATTTCCGTCCCACCGATTGCTCCTGCTCCTCGTCCAACTCGGCGGGAGATCGCGCCCACTCCTCGTATCGCCCCATGTCGGGCCACTCGCGATAAACGATAAAATGCCCCTGTGGCGTCACCGCATACCATTTGACAAACCAATTTTTGGTTCCTGCCGGATCGGCCGCGCAGTACCGCGCCACGCCCCGCGCGGCGATCGCGTTGAACTGCGCGCGAGTAATCATGTGCACGCTCCCGAATTTCGGCAGCGCCGATTTCTCCAGCTTCTCCGCCCAGCCGTAGCCGCGGATCATTATCCGCACGACGGGCGCGCCGAACAACGCCTGTGCCACCTCCACACCCGCGCCCATCGGGTTCATTTGATTGTGGAAGAAAATCACCGCCGACTTTGGCCGAGTGCCATGCAGCACAAACGGCATGTGGCCTGGCGGACACCCCTTGACGTGCACCTTGTTTTGGTCGAGCAGGAGAGCCGGCCGCGTCTCCACGACTCGCGCGCCCGCCACGAGGTTTTGCACCACGGGCGAGTAACCCCACTTCGGCGTAAACGACACGAGGCGCAGCAATCGCCGGTCCTTGCCGAGTCGATACCGGGCGGTCTCGAGGATGGGCAACGTCACGCGCTCATCGAACCACATCCCATCATATTCCGGCCCCTCCCACACCTCGGACCGCTGAAGGTAATTCCAGAAATATCCGATCGAATGCGTTCCCGGAAGCACGAACATCCCCCCGGTGAAACCCTCGGCGACGCTGTATCTAAGTTTCACGGTGCCATCGCGCAGCCCGTTGCCCTTTTGTGCGGCGCTCCGCCACTCCGGCGGCAGGAAACCGAAGATTTTAGACTGCTGTTGGTTGATCGAAGTGCGCTCGGTGTTGTGAAAAAACGCCCACTGACAAGGGCGATTCGCCATATCGGCCACGGCCAGCGCGGCGCAATCGGTGGTCTTGCCCTCGCGGTTGGCTCCGAGAATGCCGATTTCGTCGAACCCCTCTGCGATCAGTTGTTCGATCTTCCGCCGGCAATCCGGCACGTATCCATATTTGAGCGGATCGCTCTTGGCCAGGGCGATGCTCTTTTCCCTCCGCTCGTGGATCTCCGCGATCATAGCCCGCGCCTCCTCTGCCGGCCGGCTGTTGATAATGGCCATCAACTGTTCCCGCGTCGGCACCGGAATAATCGGATGCGGCGTCCAAGTCAGTTTCGGTTTTGGCGCAGTTTCGGCCCTCGCCGAAACTGTATTTGGAGGGCCTGTTGTCGTATCCGTCATATTCGTCCCATTGGTCCCATTTGACCTATTTCAGATTTCCCTTTTCGCTCCGGTAAACAGAACTACTCCACCCAGCACTAAATCGCATTGGTTACGCCTTCCGTCCCTCGATCGCGTGATTTCCCACGGCTCGGCGCCGAGCGCCGAATACAAGCACCCCTCGCGCAGCACGGCGCCGCGCAGATCATCGGCGCCGTGTTTGCGAATGGTATCCCAATCCGGACCGTTGACGATTCTTTCTGCGGCCCGCGCTCTGCCAGAAGCCCGGCCCCATTTGCGGCCGAGAGCGACGCGGGCCTCTCCGTGCACGTGATTAGGAAACATCATAGCTTTCCGGAATGGTTATCAACATGGTTAGACCCACGCTGAAGGCGGTCGATTTCTGCGGCGATCAGCGCCCCGGCCTTTGCCAGCTCGCGCACGCGATCATTCGGCGTCGGCTTCCACCATTTCGAATCCCATGGCCAGAGAGCGTTAAAAAAGTTGGTGAAGCGTTTCAGCGGTTCGCCCCAGCATCGGACATCCGGGGGAAGTGCATAGCACGCGGCGGCGAGAGCCAGTTGGTTCTCGTCGTGTTCATCGTCATGCCCCGGCGTCCACCCCTCTACGGAGATTTGGCGGGCGCGTTCTTCTACGATCAATTCACTTCCAGTTTTCATAGATTAAAATTCGGGTCTAACCAGACGCCACAGCCAACGCGACTGACCGGGGCGGATTTGTTGTTCGATCTCAGCCGTCGCGTGGCTGGTCTTTGACGTTAGACTAATGCTCGGATGAGCAGCCCACCATCAAGCGGCAGGCCGGCAATTTGAGGCCGTAGTGTTTTTCCATGGCCGCGAGGTATTCAGCGTCCACATCGCAGGCCATCGGGGCTTTCTCCATGCGCAATTCGGCTTCATCGAACGGTGCCCCGTAATACTCGAAGCTGCGGGTGAAGCCAACGCCAGATGCGAGAAAATACTTCTCTTCGATTGCTAGCCAGCCGAGTTGTTCGACCTCGATCCCGGCAGGCAGATCGCAGTTTCCCATGTCAGTTGCGATGCGGTCAAAGATTTTGTCCGGTATCGCGATGACGTTTAGTTTTTTCATCTTTCCCCGACGATCCTCCTCATCCTGTTCGCTTTTTCGGGCGAGGATGTGGCCAGACCATCCATAGGCGTATTTGTAGTTGCTCATAGGTTTGAAAGAATAGTCTAACCTGTCGTCAGAGCCAATGCCTACGGGCTGCGCCCTTCGGCATGGCTCACCTTTTTGTTCGGCGATGAGACGCGGTAGAGCCTCGCATCCTTGCCGGTGGAGTAGCAGAACGTCTTCCCCCATAGTTTCCACCCGTAGTCACGTACCACCACCATTCCACATTTATTGCATCGGAATCTCGCCGAACCAGTCGCCAGAGGCAACGCCGCTGGTGCGGCGTTGGCGTCGATTTGTTGTTGTTCTTTGCTCATGGTAAATTCCTCAGCGGCGTGCCTCATCTTGGTCGTTAGGCTTGAGAGACGGTGAATGCCTTTTCGAGGGTGAGTTCGCACTCGTAGTGGTATCGCTCGCTCATGTCGGAAGCCCATGTCACGAGGTAGGAGTGGCCAGATGGCCGAAAGAGGATACCCGTGACCATGCCTGCCGCATCCGACCTGAGCTTGAGATATACCGTTTGTCCTAGGGCGAATGATAGTGTATCCATTTTCATATTTCCATGATGCCTAACCACCGCCCAGAGCCAACGCGGACGGTCAGGGGATTGTTTAGCTGGGCGTTTGGCCGCGTGGCTCATGCGGGACGTTCTACCACGAAAGCTCGCGGATCGTGTTCGCGAGGATTGATTCGAGTTGCGGTGTCAGTTTAAAGCGGTCGCGGTTGATTTCGAGCGAGCGGCGGATGTCGCCGCCGTCCTTCATGCGCTCCGTCGCGGCTTTCCAGTCGAGCAGCATTTCAAGCACGTCGAAGAGGCTCATCCCATCCACGCCGTTCTCGTAGTATTCCGGGTGATGCGAGTTTGCCTTGTAGTGGTGTTCGATGGCGGGTTTTTCTTTTCGCAGGCACGCGCGGTATTCCTCGGAACCGTAAGCCATGCCCGAGAGCGAAAGCGCCTTGAGGCGGTCGAAGGCGGATTTCTCCGGCTCGGCCAGTTTACTCACGTCGTGCATCACGGCGCGCACGGCCAGATTATTGATTGCCGTTTGGATCAGCGTTTGCACGCGGGCGATGTGAGCCTGTGTGTCGGCTCGGGAGTCTTGTGTGGTTTCGGTGGTCATAAATTCGAGTAGAACCAGGCGCTAGAGCCAACGGCACTACGTGCCGTGGCTCACCTCGTTGTTCGGCAAAAAAGCCATGTGTGGTAGAGCAGCCGAAAGGGCTTCTCGGAATGCAATCGCCTCATCGCGTCCAAAATTTACTTCGCCCCATCCGCCCATACTGAGATTTACGAGATGGCCAGATTCGGTGATTGTCCACGTTACCTGGTTCCCAGCGCAGTCGATCACGCCAGATGAAGCCGAACCAGGCGCCCGAGCCAATGAGCACGGGCCGTCCGGCTCGCCGCATTCGCACCGCGGGCCGATCAGTTTCTTTTCTTTCCCGCACTTGGGGCAGATCGCCGTGCTCATTGCTCACCTTGTTTGTTAGAAATAAAAGCAGAAAGGCGCTTCACCTCTTCGGGATTTTCATCGCGCCACGTTTGCCAGCTTTCATCTGTCAGCTTCCACTTAATCCAGTTCGGGTGATCCGGCTTCGGCTTGTATGGTTTTCTGTCATACCTTGCGCACTTCGGGCACCGCTGGTATTCCCCGAAGCCGCGCAGGTGTTCGCCACAAAAGAAGAGTCCGCACCCTTTTTCTCCGCCGTAGGGTTCTCCTCCACAGACACAGCCAAGCCCGCGGTCAATGACCGCGCTGCATTTCGGGTGATCGCAGTACGCAGGCACACCGTACCCGATGTCGCGTTTCCACCTGTCATCATATCCGATTTGCCATCCCATAAAGAATTAGTTTCTAACCAGTGGCCAGAGCCACGTCAGGGCTTCGCCCGGCGTGGAAAATGGTTTCTCTTCTGATCCTCGCTCTCAAATAGCGCCTCCTTCAGGTGCCCGATCCGGATGCCCGTATGCACGTAAATCTTCGCGCCGCGCTCCTGCGCTCGCCGGCAAAACGCATTGTCCTCTGGCATGAAAGTCCCGTCCCGCGTGTGATCGAAATCAAACCACCGATCCCCGGTTTGATCCCCCATGCCCAAAAGCAAATCCGTCCGGATCGCGCACAACCCCATCCCCACCACGTCGCGCTCAAACATCGCGTCGGCCGGGTACTCCCAATCCGTCACCAGCGACTCGTCCGCCTGTCGGCGCAGCAACACCGGTCGCACCTGCTGCCCTTCCTCATCGCACGCCCAATACAACGCACTCACAATCGGTGTCTCCGGCGTGCAGCAGGCCACCAACCGCATCAACTGCGGCGGCGTCCACTTGTGATCCGTATCCGCGAACACGAATACGGGACACTCCGCCGCGTAACGGTCGCAGAACTGTGCCACCACCTGATTGCGCCCCACGTTGAGATAATGCGCGCACTTCACCGGCACGATCCGGCCCCGCCAGACGTTCCACACCTGCGCGTCATAGATCAACGCCGTGGCCAGCGACTCCATGAACACCCCCGCCACCTGGCCCCCGCGGATGTACCCCAACTCAAATTGCGGTAATTGGTTCATAGGTTCCAGTTCTGAGCTTTCAAAGCCAGTTTCGCCGTTTGCCACAGGGCGATCCCCGTCACCACGCAACCAAGTTTCCAGTTGGCCGCGAACGTCCCCACCGCGATCAACGCAATCCCCAGCACGGTTAAAATCGTCGTCATGGTTAAAGCCCCTGTTTGCCTTTCAAGAATGCCGCCTTGCTCGCGCCCATCCCACCAGAGCCGGGGCTTGGTGCCTGCGGCGCGCTCTTGCCCTCCAGGCTGCGCAGTTCGTTGTCTCCAATATCGAAATACCGCGTTACGCTCTTGCGGAACCAGAATCCGCGGTGTCCCGTCGGACCGTTCCGATTCTTGTCCTGGATCATTTCCACGTACACCTGGTCTTGATTCGCATCCTGCGCGATTCCCCGCGGATCTTGATCCGGCGTGAAAAGCAAAATCACCCGGTCGGCCGCCTGCTCGATCTCGCCCGAGTCCCGCAGGTCGCTCATCCTCGGCCGGCGCCCATCCTTCACGTAACTCCGGTTCAACTGCGCGAGCACGATGCCCGTCGTGTTTACCCGCTTGAAACACAGCTTGAGCTGCTTCGCGATGTATCCCATTTCCGCCTCGCGCTTTTGCATCCGATCCCGGCTGTTCAGCAAGTGCATGTGGTCCACGACGACCATATCCGGCACGCCCCAGCGCCGCGCATGATCCTCGATCCGCGCGACCAGCGTCTCCACCGGCACGACCTCATCGCAAATCCACAGGGTTTTGCCGATCCACCCGTTCACCTCGCGCAGCGCCTGCTCATACTCCGCCTGCTTGTCGCGCGGCAACTGGTCGAGGTAACGCGCGTTGATTCCCGCCAGCGAGCACGCCATCAACTCCTGACACTTTCCCAGGCTGGTTTCGAGCAGGAACATCAAGACGGTTTTCCCCTTCCGCAGATTTGCCATCGCGATCTGCCGGCTGTACGAACTCTTGCCCCCGGACTGTGGGGCGCCGAGCACGTTGAACCAATCCTCGTTGAACACGTCGAACTGCGTAAACCGCGCATCGAACTCCACCAGCCCCGAGGTCAGCCACCGCGATTTGTCGCGCTTTCCCGCCAGCGTCTTCAGCGTCCGCTCCAGCCCCGCCGTGGCCGCGTCCGTCATCGTCGCCTGGGCGGCGCGCAGGAAGTCGATCGCGCGCGATACCCAGCTCGCATGAGCCTCCAGCCGCTGCGCGAGATCGCTCCCCGTCCCCGTGAAACCAAACGACTCTTCCACCATCTTGGCGTTTTCCCCGATCGTTTCCCGCAACGCGCACAAGTCCCGCACTTTTTCGAGAAAGTAATTCGCCTGTGCTGTCGTCGGAATCGCCTTGCTGATCTGCGTCAAATAAGCGTATCCGCCAACTGAATCCAGCAGGCGCTCCGCCTTCAAATCCTCCGCCAACACGCACAAATCCATCGGATCGGATCGCCGATACATTCGCTCCAATGCCTCGAAAATCACCCGGTTGGCCGGCACGTAAAACGCTGCCGGCTTGATCCGGAGCGCATGGCACTTGGCCATGACCGTGGTTCCGTCGAGCAGCAGACACCCCAGCAGCATTTCCTCGGCTTCGATCGAATGCGGCGGTGTCCGCCCAAACTCCCCGTCGATCACCCGCAGGCTTGCTTGCCGGCGCCTTGTCCCTTGGGCGTGGTCCGTGTTCGTCGCTTCGTTCATGGTTTTTTGCCTTTCGTGTCTCGCGTTCTTTCGTCGTCTTCCCGTCTTCCGTCAGAGCTGCCCCGCCGCCGCTGCCGCCGCTTTTTTTTCTTTCCACGCCACCCAGGCCCGCGCCCGATCCAGTTCGCGCCCCCAGTTGTTCAGCAACGTCTCCAGATCCCGCCGACGGTAATCCGCCTCGGGGCGGCCGGCCGGCACGTCCCAAAACGCCTGGAGCGACGAAACCTCGGCCGCGTAAAATGCCGCGAGCGGCGCGTACTGCTCGGCGAAATCGAAATCGCTCATTGCGTCCAAGCCGGCCGCGCGGAAAGCATCGACCTCCTTTGACGACCACCTCGTGGAAGCCTGCCGGTGCTTCAGCGCATTGACCTGGCCCATGCGTGTTGCCCAAGGCTCGTCCTGTTCGGAAGGAAGAATCCCCATCACCTTCGCCCGGCGAAGGGGTTTGGGGTTAGATTCCTTCCCTCCATCCATCCTCAATCCATCCATCCTTCTATCGCCCCCCCCAAGCGGAAGCGAAAGGTCGTTTTGCTTGCCGTTGGGATGGGCTTCGCTTGGGGCTGGCTTAACCTTGGCTTCGGCTTGGCTTGTCGCTGGGTTCTTCTTGGGCTTGCCACCGTTGACCCAGTTCTTGACCAATGCCGCGTTGTATAACTCCCAGTCATTCACCCGCCATTTCTTTTCCGTTCCGGTGATAAACCGGCACTCCACCAGCCAGCCGAACCACTTTTCCGGAGAAATGTCGGCCGGAACGCTGCAAATCGACTTCAAAGCCAGTGGCGGCAGCGTAAAAGTCCACGATTTGCTCATCTGGCAGTGCGCCCACAATCTTTGCACCCAAAGCGGACTTTCGGGGTGTTGTGAAAGCTCTATCAGAGCTTTTGTCTTCCAATGATCGAAGAAATCGGTGGCTAAAATCATGGTAAATTGTCGCTCGAAATTGAGGGTAAAGGCACGTCGGTGCGCTTGGGCCGTTGTTTTTCCAGTTCCGCCGCCAGCCATTCCGGCGTCATCTCGACGTCCGTCGGCGCCGCGGCTATGATCCGATGGCACAGCTCGAATAAGCCCGGCCAGTACGGCGTAGTACGCAGCCAGAACCCATAGCCCTTGTGCGTGCGCTTCACCGGCAGCACGGGCCGGTTTAACCCGTGATCGTCCGGCCAGCAGAAATTCACCGGCAACGGATAGGCCGTCAGAAACTCCTCCGTGTGGACCAACGTCCACGCTGGCGCCTCGGCCTCGGGATTGGAAAACAGCTCAGCCATGGGTGCCTCCGGTTCCTCCAGGCGTTCCTGTGCCCAAAGAAAAAACAAACTTGGTGGGGGGGCGTTCGCCCAGTCCCGACATTGCCCGGAAAAGCACCATGGCGTGCGCCGCATCCCGCGCCAGTTCGATGGCCGTCATTTCCTCGGTCGGCTTGCTCGGATTCAACGCCCGCGCCAGCACCTGGCGGATCTCGCGTTGCTCGAGGCGCAGCTTCCCGCACTCGTCCGCCAGCACGTCGGCCGCGGCCTTCATCGCGAGGTAATTTCCCCGCTCCTCGGCCCGCAGTTTGATCTCCGCTGGCGTCATGCGCGATCCCCCCGATGGAGTTGCCCGTATTGTCGGGCAAACTGCCAGGTTCTCACGAGGCAACCCACGAAATAGCCGACGCAAATCCACCCCAAAACGAGTTTCGTTTCTGGATTATGCACGGCGATGGCCAGGCAAAGCGTCGCCAACCACATCAATCCAATCGCCGACAACTCCGCCAGAAATCTGCTGGTTTGCCGGACCTGTACCGGCGTAGCCTGGCGAAGCCGGATCATCTGAACACCTCCGGAATCGACAAAGCATCCCTCCGCCCGGAATCGGAACCCAACGCCGCCAAGCGTTCGTGTGCCCGATCGTACAAGTCCGGCCGGTTGTCCTTCAGCCAAAACCCCATCGCATTGGAATGTCGCGGTGAATCCGCTTGCGACCGTCTCAGCCATGCCAGTGCTCCCGCGCTCCGATCGTTCAACCACCGGGTCGTTTCCGTGCGCGACCACGCCGGCCGCTTTCGCTGCCATAACGCGGCCCTGGCCACGCTCAGGGCCTCTGCGGAGCTGACTGTTTGGGTTGGCACTCACCACCGCCCTTTCTGGCGCGGCAAACGCCCGCAAGTGCTCTCGTCGCCCGGCTTGCCGCCCGGCGCCCGGTTGCAAAACTGCCAAATCCCATTGCCCGCAACGCATTGGATCTGCATCCCCGCAGAAAAGTTCTCGTTGGTTTTCACCCGCACGGCTACGGTCGACGCCGGATTTTTTCGCTGGCACAGCAGGATGCCCGTATTTTGCGGCACGCGCTCGATCGTCATCACCTCGCGTGGTGGCGGACCGGCCGGCACGTCTGACTTGCCGCCGGAAGCTGGTTTCCCGGCAAGGAAACCCGGTTTCCCGGCATCGCCCGATCGAAGTGCTGCGTCGATCATGGCGAGCCCCAGGGCGGTCAACGCCACGGCGTTGGCCTCGCGCCTCACGAAGTGCGGGCCCTCGGTCAAAAGTGAGCCCCGCAGCCGGGCGAGCATCTTTCGCGGCACGCCCAACGCCTCGCTCACGCGCGCCTCGTAATAAAGCCCCGCGTCGTCCGCCGTGGGCCGGCCCAAATTTTTTTTAGCCTCCGCCGCTGCCCGGAAGCATTCCCCCTGGGCAAAGTGCGTCTCCATGATGTCAGGCGTGCTCATGTCGTTCTCGGCGGTTGGGGCTAAATGTGAGCGTGACCGATGCCCATCCGGTGCATCCGATTTTTGCGCACCATCCGCGCGCACTGTGGCGACATGCCCCATTCTTTTGGCGTGTGACCGTTGCCACGCATGAGAGAATCCAAAATGCTCCCAACGTAGCCTCCAAAATGATCCTCCTTAATCTGGCGAGAAGACGTTCCATTTCGTACGGCGGATAGCTGCCGTTGCTCGGCAGGCCGGAGTTGGGCAACGGTGCTTGCAGTCTGACCGATTCCAAGGCCAAGAACGGCGGCGGCAGCAATGAGAAGTCGTGAGTTCTTCATGGTTTGGTAGAGATGTAACGTATTGACACCTTTAGAGATAAAATCACTTCGGGTTTGACCCATCGGGCGAAGCACACCCCCCCCGGCGCGGGGGGGGGGGCGCCGC